ATAGGCAGTATAGCATCCTTTAATAGTAGCACTCAGGCACCTAAGGGAGATGCCTTTACAGGTCTTGATTTCCCGCGGGGCGAGTACGAAGGCCAATCCGATGTTAATAAGAGTGCAAGGAATAATAATTTTGGACAAGGTACCTCTATGGATATAAGGGCTAGTACCACGGACCCGTCTCCAGTGTCCACAGCATCGGCACCTAAGATATCATCGGTTGCTCCGAACAAGCCAGCAAGTTATTATAATAATAATTCATGGGCACCATTGAAACCCTATAATGGGGCCTTGCCAACCTATCCATATAATAAGGTTACTGAGAGTGAGTCAGGACATGTTGTTGAGATAGATGATACACCAGGCTATGAGAGAACTCTTTATATGCATGCCTCTGGTAGTTATGAAGAGATATACCAGGATGGTACAAGACAAATAAAAATTCTCGGAGATGACTATGAGGTAGTATTAGGGGCTAAGAACATTCACATAAAAGGTAACTGTAATATCACTTGCGATGGAGATATGCGACAACTAGTATATGGTAACTATCACTTAGAGGTAGAAGGTGATTATACACAGAATATAAAAGGTTCCTTGCAATCTCGTATTAATGGAAACTCGGAATATGAGATAGGTAGAAATCGTTCAGGTAATATTGGATTAAATGATTCTTTATTAGTCAATGGTGATAATATACATAACATAGTATTAGATGATTTAAAAACTGTTTCTGGCAATCACGTAAATAATACCGCTGGAAATATGTCGCTCGTTGCTTATGGTAATACTTCCGTTTTCTCAGGTAATAAATATTCTCAAACATGCATTAGTGACTATGCCGTCGCTAGTGGAGGGAATGCTAAATTTGGCGTCTCTGGTAATTTGACTGAAGAAATCGATGGCACTCATACGCTAACGTCGCCGACTGCTGCGATTACATATACCGATGGAGAGATTACCGTCGCAACAATTACACATACCGCACATACACACGTCGAGGTTCCTGGTAGTGGTGGAGCTAGTTCGCCGGTACCTTCAACACAATCAACATCAAGTCCGGAGGCTAACACATAATGAGTTTACCATGTGGCAATAACGCAAACTTAGATAGTATTAAAGATAAGACAAAGGAATTAGATTCGTTACTCGAGGGAGGTAAAGATGCGCTCTCCTCTGCTAGTAGTAAACTTTCCGAACTCTCTGCTAGTCTGAATTCATTTAAACCAGAGCTTCCAGAAATTCCTTCCCTGCCTAAAGATTTAATTGCGCTGGCCAGTATTAATAATCCCTTAGAGTTATTAAATAAGATTAGCACAATAAAAAATTCCTATGGTGCGGCCGTACCAGATTTAGGGGGCTTGCTATCCAAGCTTGGATTAGACTCCTTTCCTCCTAGCATAAATGTTTCCGCTATCTGTGATGAGGTACCCAATGTAGAAATAAAGCCTGATGGTAGTGTTAAGGAAGAACCAAAGGAAAGTAAACCAGCAGAAGTTGTTCCACCTGAGCCAAAGAAAGAAGAGAATACTGCTCCGGTCGAACCAGTCGATAAAGATGTTTATGAATATAATAAAGCAACATTAGAGTCTGCTTATAAACTAGCAAAGAAAGAACTACTAAGAGAAACAAATAATAATTTTGGTTCCTTTGTTGGTAATTCAACTAAGGCCTCTGATGAAATATTTCGTCTCACAACCGTAGAGATGGTTAACGGCCTTTATACCGAGGGTGGTGCAACCTATAATAGTATTAAGGGCGAAGATAAATTAGAACAATATCGTGCATTACAGACAAAGAATAAGAAAGCAAAGAAAGCAGGTTATGACTTTACATCATATAATAGTTTAATCAAAACAAAGTTTGATTTACTACAAACCACTAATAGTTTCTTTCATAAAGATGCTGATTATACTACGGCTGCGCAAGATGTAGTCGCTCGAGCGAAAGCTAAATTGGCAACATAAAGGATTATAAATACATATATGGCAATATCAGATTACAGTGTAATAGGAAATAAAAAACGAAGTCAAGTTGATTCTCGTAGAAAGGGGTTTAGCGACCTCGACCTTCGTTTGATTAAGCATCCGATTAAGAAAGATATCGTACCATTAAGAGATGATGCTGCAATAAAAAATGCGTTAAAAAATCTGATATTAACTAACGCCTTTGAACGACCCTTTCAGCCAAACCTAGGTGCAAACCTTCGTGGGTTATTATTTGAACCAGCTGATGGCGTAACCAAATTGGCAATAAAGGATAACATTGAGAGTATAGCAAAGCATGAACCAAGAGTTCGTCTATTATCTCAGAACATAATCGATATGCCAGACTCAAATGCATATCGTATAACAATAAAGTTTTTAATAAAAGAATCCGACAGACAAGAAGATGTTGAGATTGTACTAAGAAGATTAAGGTAATAACATGGCTAATAACTTAAATGTAACAGAATTAGATTTCGACCAAATAAAAGATAATCTAAAAAACTTTCTAAAGTCGCAATCAGAATATAATGATTATGATTTTGATGGAAGTGGATTATCAGTTTTATTAGATGTCCTGGCATATAATACTCATTATAATGCTGTCAACGCACACTATAGTTTAAATGAGGCTTTCTTAGATTCAGCTCAGATTCGTGGTAATGTAGTAACAAGAGCTAAGCTATTAGGTTATACTCCTCGTTCAGTTCTATCACCAAGAGCTACAGTCAATATAGTAATTGATATTACAGGTGAAGATTCTAATACACAAGCAAATAATACATCTCTTGTTTTACCAAGAGGAACTAAACTTAAAACAAATGTTGGCGGAGAGTCATATGATTTTGTTGTACTAAATAATTATACTGTAGACAATGTTGGTAATAAGTTTACCTTTAATAATGTCGAAATAGTAGAAGGTACATATAAAACTATTCTATATAGAGTTGATAATGATATTGAAAATCAGAAATTTCAACTCGGTGAACAGGATGGCGATACATCTACATTAAGAGTTCGTGTACAACAGAACGAAGATTCATTAGGGTACGATGTTTATAATAGATTCGAATCGCTATTAAATGTTGACTCAGTAACACAAGTTTATTACCTACAAGAAAATCCATCTGAATACTTTGAGGTATTCTTTGGCGATGGTGTTATCGGAAGAAAGCCTGTTAATAATAATATTGTCACTCTTGACTATATATTTACCAATGGCTCAGATGCAAATGGAGCAAGTGTTTTCTCACTGAATGATACAGTTGGCGGATTTGCTGTTAATAGTGTATCAACTGTTTCAGAAGCTTCTGGTGGTACAGAAAAGGAAACAGCTGAATCAATTAGATTCAACGCACCATTAACATTTACTACACAGAACAGAGCGGTTACTGCTCAAGATTATAGAGCTATTATATTAAAGAACTTTTCTAATATCTCTAGTATCTCTACATGGGGAGGAGAAGATAATGACCCTGTAGATTTTGGTAGGGTATATGTTTCTGTTAAGCCATTAACAGCTGATGTTCTTACTGATTCAGAAAAATCAGATATTAAAAATAATATTCTCAAAGGAAAGAACATTGTGAGTATTACCCCAGAGTTGGTCGACCCTGAATCGACTAATCTAGAGTTGGATGTCTTCTTTAAATATAATCCAAACTTAACAGATAGAACATCTGTAGATTTAGAATCATTAATTAAAGATGTCATATCAGATTATAACTTTAATAACTTAAATAAATTCGATGGTGTCTTTAGGCATTCACAGTTATTAAATCTTATTGATAGAGCTGACCCTGCTATTTTAAATAGTACAGTGCGTCCTTATATGTATCAAGAGATTGCTGGTAAAATAAATGTTAATCAGAATAACTTTATATTAACATTTGCTGACCCATTCTTTGAGTCAGGTAGCTCAACAGATTTTGTACTAACATCAACATCATTTAACATTAATGGTACTCCACATTTCTTTGGAGATATTCCAATTACAGGAAGTAGTAACAGAAGAGTTATTGTATATAAAATTGTAGATAACGAAAACATTACAGTGATTAAAGATGCTGGAGAAGTAGAAGTATCTAAGGGAAGGATTACATTACATAGCTTCTCACTTGATACTGATACTACAATTAGAATTACAGTCACACCAAACAGTTTAGATATTGCACCAACAAGAAATCAGTTACTCAATATTGATTCTTCAAAAGTAAATGTAACAGCTGAAGTTGATACTATTACTACAGCAGGTTCTTCTGGTTCAATATCATACAGAACAAATTCAAGGTTAAGATAATATGAGTGAAAAATCATCACCAGGATATATTGAATCTATCGGGTCAACTAAAAGAAAGACTAAAGAAGATTTAAATATCAAACAACTAATACCATCTGAGATTTTAGACTCACTTGGTACTTCTGGTGGTATTGAAAACTTATTAAAAAAATATTATGAGTTCATGAACATGGACGAATTTATCTATACTGACACAGAAAATTTTACAGATATAATATTAGATGGGAAAGCCGTATTTAGAATAAGGGACCCAGAGGGAGACAACAATCAATTCTTCCACGATACCACAGGTTCTTTATCAGTATTAAAAATTGGCACAACCACAATAGATTTAACAACAGCTAATACTAATATAGTTATTTCAAATGGAAATGACTTACCTGGCACATTAGCTAATTCAGAAACCAATTTAGGAAAGACCTACACCATTGAATTTTTAGATGATGATGGTGCAAAGGATAACCAATACAATTCATTAAGCTGTAGCTTAAAAGCCTCTATCAGAAACTGGGTAGGCCCAGGTCCATCGTATATTCTAAATGCCATCGAAGAAGCAATGGACATCGATAAAAATGATGATAACTATTTGGCACAGATGCAAAAAGAAATCGCAGCATCTATACCAAAAGACTTGACAGTTAATAAGAGAAATCTGTATAAACAGATTGTTGATTTTTATAAGATTCGTGGTAGTGATAACTCCATTGAAATCTTTTTTAGATTATTATTTAATGATGATGTTGAAGTAGAGTATCCATGGGATAATACTTTAATACCATCAGCAGGTACATGGAATGCTGGTGTGAATCAGTTCTCAACTAGGACTGGATTTATATCAGAAAAGGATATTAGAATACACGATAGTAATCGATATCAAAAATATTCTTACTTAATTAAAACAGGGAATAATGTAGAGACATGGTCTAATGTATTTAATAAATTAGTACACCCAGCAGGGTTTATATTCTTTGGAGAGATTCTTCTCTTCCTTAATTTATTAAGAAGCTCATTAGGTGATAACACTCGACAAACATCTTTCACATATACTGGTTCAGTGACATTACCAAATAATACTACAACATTTAGGCAAGGTGCACAAGCCTATGATAGTGTTGGTAACTTTGGTAATTCAATAACCGACGCTTTAGAAGAAGCGAAAGTCGGCGCACAATTAAATGTTGAAACTGGTGAGGTCTCACAAACAGTTAAAGCATACGGCAGAAATAATAGGAGCACCCTATCATCTATGCCTGGTATACAGTTCGGTGTAATTGGATTAGAAGATATTATGAGACTTGTGGAAAGCTTCGTTTCTACATTTACCCCTACTCTATCCGCAAGGATTTTTAGAAATGCACAGATGTCTGTAGCATTACTGAATGGAGCAATTAATAATATTGAAATTGTACAACCAGGATATGGTTATACCTCTGCACCTACACTTACAATTACCGGTACTGGTGGTAGTAATGCCGCGGCTACTTGTACCATTGATAGCTTTGGTAGGATTGATAGTGTAACAATAGCAAATGCAGGCTCAGGATATACTTCAATTGCAATTGATGTAACAGCACATGCTACATTAACACAAACAACAATTGATGATATATTCTTCCCAGGGTTAGCAAATAAAACATATCGTAAAGCTCCCAGTATTAATATTGCAGAACCCGATGCGGTTGATGCAGATGGCGTAGCTTTATCAAGTAATGTACAGGCTGTAGCTAACTTTGTTTTAGAACAAACCTCTGTCGAACATATAAGGTTAACAGAGAGAGGCTCAGGCTATACATCAAATCCTTCCGTTACTATTAGTGCTCCATCAAGTGGAGTAACTGCACAGGCTTATGCAACTATTAATAGTATAGGAAAAATAGATGGAGTGTTTGTATATAATGCTGGTTCAGGATATACAACAGCTCCTACAATAACATTTACTGGAGGCGGAGGTACTGGAGCAGTAGCTGAAGCTTTACTGAATCCTTCAGAAATATCGAGCATAAATATTAGTAACAGAGGTTATGGATATACAGTCGACCCTAGAATTACTTTAAGTTCTTCTGGTGTAACTGAAAAAAGAGCTAAGGATACAAACATGATTCTTATTATCTTATTAAATCATCTACACTCTGTAAATAATTATTTTAAATTAAAAGGAAATAGTTTTTATAACTCTACTAGAAAGTTTGATTCTAATCAAAGAATAGATTTATTTGGTGACCAAATTATTGAAAACACCTACGTAAGTAGTATAAATAGATATAACACTAGCAGTTTTATAAACATAGAATAGGAAAAAAATTATGGCAGCAATAGTAACAACACCATTTAGAGTTCTCAATGCAGAGAATTTTAAAGAAGATGTCGCCGATTCAAATAACAGTGTTTATTTAGGAATTGGTAAATCTGATGTATGGTCAACAAACACATCGGATTTAACTGATACAATTCCATTTACACCAGGCGACCACTCAGACGATTTAGGAGAAGCATGGCAACAAATGATTGCAATGAAGCTCATCAGTGATTCAGATATTTCACACGTTATACCAAGATATAACTATGCTGATGGAGCTGCAGATTTTGTAGCATGGGATTCGGACGATGCAGATATTTACGATAAAAAGTTTTACTGCTTAACATCAGAGTTTAAAGTATATAAACTATTAAAGGTTGGTCCAAGTACAACAAGTGTACAACCAACTCATACAACTGTTGCACCCAATACAGGTGGTGATGGCTATACATGGAAATACATGTACACAATTATTACATCTGACTCTGAGAAGTTTTTAACGAATTCATTTATGCCAGTTAAAACAGTTAGTGAAACTGCAAACCTAGCAACAACCGATGTAAACTATCCACAACAACAATCACAGATTACTTCAAGAACTTCTGCCACTGCTGCCGGCATTGAAAGAATTGAAGTTACTAATGGTGGAAGTAATTACGATTCAGCTGATGTCTTTACAGTAGCTATCTCTGGAGATGGTCAAGATGCAGCTGTTGTAGATGCTGGTGTTACAGTTACAGCTGGAGCTATTACAGCAATCGCATTAAATGCAAAAGGAACAGATTATACTGTAGCCGATGTTACAATCACACACAACAATGCATCAGGCGGAACTGCAGGTGCAGGTGCTACAGCAAGAGCAGTTATTGCTCCACAAAGCGGACACGGAACAGACCCGGTCAAAGAATTAGGAGCTTTCTATGTATCACTTAACGTTCAGTTAGATGGTAATGATGGTTCTGACTTTACAACAGGTAATGACTTTAGACAAATTACAATTCTAAAGAATCCATACACAAGTGGAACTACAGTAGCTACTGCTACAACAATTAAAACAATGAAACATTTAGAAATTGCAAATGGCCAAACAACTTCAAACTTTGTTGTTGACCAATTAATTGTTGGAAATAATAGTGGAGCTAAAGCTTATCTAGTAGAAATTGATACAGACGATAAGTTACATTATTATCAAAACTCTAAGACTGGTTATATACCATTCCAGGCAAACGATACTGTAACAGGTACTTTACCATCAGGGGGTTCAACAACTCTTAAGGCTGTAGGTTCAGAATCAGGAACAGATGCACACGTAAGATACGATGATACTTTCGTAAGAGGCTCAGGTCAAATGATTTTCTTAGAAAATAGAGACCCAATTAGTAGAGCATTAACGCAGATTGAAGATATTAAATGTATTATTGAATTCTAAGAATTCGTAATATTATAACATAGGATTTTAAATGAGTACAACAAAAGTAAAGACTTATCCACAAGCACCATATTATGATGACTTTAATGAAGACAAAGGATTTTATAGAATCCTTTACAGACCAGGTTTTGCTGTTCAAGCTAGAGAGCTTACACAAATGCAAACATCTATTCAAGCTCAGATTGATAGAGCTGGTCAGTATGCATTTAAAGATGGCTCAAGAGTAGTTAAAGGACAAGTTACTTTAAATACAGAATTCGATTATATTCAAATTGAAGATGGATTTACTCAGTCAACATTAGGTTCAGCAACACTCACAACATCAGCTTACTTATCAGAATTCGTAGGGACAACCATTACAGGTTCAAGTCAAACTGGTAATCAAGTAAAAGCTAAAGTATTAAGAGCTGAAGCTGCTGATGCTACTAGTGGTGCACCAATTACTTTATATGTAAAATATAAATCAAAAGGTGGCTCTAATAAAACAGTAGAAAAATTCGTAGTACAAGAAGAGTTTCAATCAAATGCGACCACAGTACGATTTGGTAAATTATTAGCAACAGGAGCTACTGTTAATGGCGTAGCAACAGATGCTATCGGTAAAGGTTCTATTGCCAGTATATCTGAAGGTGTATATTTTATCTCAGGTTCATATGTTTATGTTGGAACAAGTGATGTACTACTAGATAAGTATTCAAACACTCCATCATACTTAGTAGGTTTAACAGTAACTGAAGAAGTTGTTAGTTCATCAGAAGATGTATCACTTGCTGATAATGCTGCAGGGACAACTAATGCTTCTGCACCTGGCGCTAACAGATATAAAATTTCAGCAGTGTTATCTAAGGATGCATTAGAAAAAGAAAATAGAACAATCAATAACTTCATTAATTTATTAAGAGTAAGAAAAGGAGTTACCAGAGTAGATAAAACAGACCAAGCTGATACTGGTGCTGAGCTTTCAAAGAGATTAGCTAGAAGAACATTTGAAGAAAGTGGTAACTATTCTTTAAACCCATATCAATTAGATATTAAAGCACACGATAGCGACACAGATAAATTTAAAGTTGGTATAGAACCTAATGTATCTTATGTACAAGGATTCAGAAACGAAAATTTAACTACAACATTTGTTGATGTTGATAAGCCAAGAGATGGTACTACAGATGTTGGTTATGAAAATGCTACGGTAACACAATTAACAAATGGTAACTTTATTAAGCTAACATCTAGCTCAGTAAAAGGCTTACCTCCAATTGATGATTTAACAGTTATCAATTTAAGAAATAGTTCTAATGCAAATATAGGAACAGCAAGAGTAAGAGACATTGCACATAATGCTGCATACATAGGATTATATGTATTCGATGTCACGATGACTGGTTCAAATAACTTTAGTGATGTTACTAACGTAATATTCTCAGACCCATCTGCTGGCGTAAATGATTTTGTTGGAACATTAGCAACCACAGGTAGAAGATTTAAAGCAGGTAAACAAGGTGGCATCTGGAAACTTCCATACGATGCTATTAAAGATACTTACCAAGACGGTGGTACAACAGTTGATGTTACTTATCAAGTCAGAAAAAGATTTGAAGATGTTACAGTTTCTAATAGTCAGTTAACAATCGCTGCAGGTACAGGAGAGGCTTTTGTTAATACAGCTACTGATGTATTAATTGCTCCAGGTAATGGTGCTATTATTTCTGGAACAAATGTTACCTTTGACTCAACAAGTAGTTCATCATTAGTTATTGATGCTGATGGATTATCAATTAGTAATGGCACAGTTTGCCACGTTATAGCAACAGTTCAAAAGACAGCTGTACAAAAAAATAAAACAGCACAAAACAATCAGACAGTAACTATTAATGTTACAGACGGAGATGCAGCTTCATATTCATTAGCAAAAGCTGATGTCTTTAATATTGATTCTATTGTAGATGTAAATGGTACGAATGTCACAGACAGATTTGTATTAGATACTGGCCAAACAGAAAGTTTTTACGGCGTATCAAAAATTAGAAAGAAAGCAGGTGCTGCTCCAGTTGCAACTGGAAACATGGTAGTAACATTTGATTATTACTCACATGGTGCTGGTGATTATTTCTCAGTTTTATCTTACGGTACATCAACTTCAGAATATGAAGGCATTGGAACATTTAACAGTGTAAGATTTGGTGAAGTACAATTAAGAGATTGTATTGATTTCAGACCAAGAAAAGATGATGCAGGAACTAACTTTACTGGTACTGGTTCTCAACTTGGTTTACCGCCAAAAGTAGATTCATCAGTAACAGCTGACTTACATTATTACTTACCAAGAGCTGATAAACTAATTCAAACAATTAATGGAAACTTTGAAGTTATTCAAGGTGTTGCTTCTGAATCTCCTGAATTACCAGAAGACCCAGAGAACTCTATTATTATAGCTAGTATGTTCTTACCTCCATACGTGTTTGACGTTTCAAAAATTAGCACTAAGTTATCTGATAACAAACGATATACAATGAGAGATATTGGTTCTATTGATAGAAGAGTTAAGAACTTAGAATATTATACATCATTATCATTATTAGAAAAGAGTGCAAATGATACTCAAATTTTCGATGGTAACGATGAAAGATTTAAAAATGGTATTTTAGTAGATGGATTCTATGGACACAATATCGGTGATGTACAAAACCCAGACTATAATGTTTCAGTAGATAGACACAATGGCATATTAAGACCTAAGTGTTCTACTAAAAATGTTCCATTAGTCAGAGTCGCAGGCGAAAATAATACACAAACAAATAAGTGTGATAAGAATGGTTCCATAGTAACTATGGATAAAGTATCTGATGTCGAATTTGCTTCACAACCATACGCAACAAATCATATTAATGTTAATCCATACGATGTCTTTACTTGGGGCGGTATAATTAATTTATCACCAGAGTCAGACGAATGGAAAGAAGTTGATGTAAGACCAGATATTATAATTGATGATACTGATGCTTATGACCAATTTGTAAAAATGGCTGAAGAACAAAACATATTAGGAACAGTTTGGAACGAATGGGAGACAAACTGGACAGGGACGTCAATTGATAGTTGGAGTCAACAAGGTACAAGACAATGGTGGACTGGCCAGAACAATTGGTGGAACACAGGACAAACAGTAACCACAACATCAACACAAACTAGAACTGGACTAAATACTTCGGTAGCATCCGACACAGTACAAAGAGAAGTTGGTAATGCTGTTGTTGAAGTTAACTTTATTCCATTCATGAGGTCAAGAAAAATATCATTTGATGCTCAATTAATGAAGCCTAATACTAAAGTATATGCATTCTTTAATGGAGTGGATGTATCGGATTATGTTAGAGAAGAAAGTTCATTCATAGAATATTCTGATATTGCTGATGGAACAGATGCAGTAAGAACATTCGAAGGTTCAACTGCTCACCCAGACGGAGCAGGAGCTTTAGAAACTGACAGTGCTGGTAGAGTTATTGGTTCATTCTTAATTCCAAGAAACGATGCTCTTAAATTTAAAACTGGTACTAGAGAATTTAGATTAACTGATGACCCAAGTAATAATAAAGATAACGAAGGAACATTTGCTGAAGCTCAATTCCATGCTCAAGGTTTACTAGAAGTTCAACAAAAAACTATTATATCAACTAAGGTACCAAGATTAGTAACTACCGAATTGCAAGATAATAGAACAATAACTCAGACACAAGTCTTTGAACCAATTAGATGGTCAGACCCATTAGCTCAAACTATATTAGTAGATGAGAAAGGTGGGATATATTTAACATCAGTTGATTTATACTTTAAAACAAAAGATGCAAATATTCCAGTAGAAGTTTCTATTAGGTCTGTAGAGAATGGTATACCTACACAGAAAGTTGTACCAGGAGCAGATGTAGTTAAATATCCAACCGAATCATTAGTGTATGCTGGTACAGGTAATTCAACACCAACAGCTGGTGGAGATATTGCAACATCAGGTATTGCAACTGATGACACAGCAAGATATGGTACAAGATTTACATTCGACCATCCTATATACTTACCACAAGATGGTGAGTTCGCAATTGTAGTAATGGCACAAACAAATAATTATAACGCATTTATTTCTACAATGGGTGGATTCGATTTACAAAATGCTAACGAAAGAGTTTCTAAACAACCATATAATGGAGTATTATTTACATCACAAAATGCTTCAACATGGACACCAGAACAAAACAGTGACCTTAAGTTTGCACTGAATAGAGCATCATTTAGAACAAATGCAGATTCAGAAATTAACTTAGTTAATAGAGCACTACCAAGTAGGTTATTACCTAACCAACCATTTAGAACTATTAACACAGTATCTAATGGTAATGCATATGTTAGAGTAACACATCCTAATCATGGATTCCATACATCTGGAAGTAAAGTAAGATTTAAAAATACAACAGCAGTAAATGGAATCACTACGGCACAGCTCGAAGCTTCTGCAGGATACGTTGTTTCAGAAGTAGAACATGATTCATATACAATTGTAATACCAAGTGCTACAGTAACATCTGTAGGTTCAGGTGGCGGAAGTACATCTAGAGTATTTGATAATGTTCACATGGACGTAGCTAATTTAATAATGCAAACAATTCAATTACCTGATACAGAATTAAAACTCTATATGAGAACATATAACTCACAGGGTGTTAATGATACAGCAGGCGGTGGAGCATTACAAAATGAAGTAAGAATTTTAGCTAATACTAATTTAAACTTTGAATCACCACAGGCAATTTATAATGAGTTAAATGAAGCAGTGTTTGGAGATAACAATGCTACTATTGGAAATAAATCTTTCCAAATCAGAGCTGTTATGTCAACAACCTTAGAAAATATATCTCCAGTAATTGATATGAACAGATGCTCAGTTATTGGTATTCAGAACGTTGTAAATAATGCTGAAGAAAATCAATCATCTTATGACGAATCCAATAGTGATGCTAGAGCTTATACTGCTGAAACTTCACCAACAGGTGGTTCAGAAATCGCTAAGTATATTACGAAAGAAGTAGAACTAAATGATGAGGCTACAGTTCTCAGAGTTCTATTAAATGTAAATAGACCAACAGGTACAAACGTAGATGTCTATTATAAAGTATTAGGTGCTGGTTCAGATGACCAAATGAACGAGATAAATTGGGTAGAAGCTACACCAGATGACCCAATAGAAATTAATAACTCTGGTCGACATAGTGAAGTTGAATATAATGTCACACCAGGAGATAATTTTGGTTCGATGATGTTTAAGATTGTATTAAGAGCTAGCAATTCTTCTAAGGTTCCAACATTAAGAGACTTTAGAGTTATAGCAGCCACATAGGAAATAGTATGCCAAGAAAAAAGAAAGTAGCAATAGTTGAAGAAGATACTACCTTAGTTAGAGATTTATCAACTAATGCGATTATAAATACTAATGAGTCTGCTTACGATAGACGTATAGAGCAGATACAAAGAAAACAAAGTCAGGAAGAAATTGATGCAGCACAAAGAGCTGACATTGAAGAACTAAAAGCTGACATGAAAGAAATTAAAGCACTGTTAAAAAAATTAGGTGGTAAATAATGGCAAGTAACGAACATAAAGTACTAAAGAGTAATTCATTCGAAGATTGGAGACAAAAGACGAATGAAGTCTCGTTTGATTTAGGAGATGATAGTCTTTTAGATGATGCAAGACTTGGCGATAGAGTCTTTGAATATACAGCCTCTGCGAACCAGGTTCGTTTTTCTGGTAATAGTTTAGAAATTCAAACACTGCCAGACCAAACACTAGACAATACTGGTGGTTATATTATATTAGCTCATAGTACTTCTATTCCAACCTCCTTTGTAAATAATGCAACAGTTACACAGAGCGGTGGATATAGTGCTACAATCGAATCAGTAGTTACTAACGATAGTAAAACTAAAATCTTAGTAAAAAATTCAAGTGGCGACTTTAATACAGCTCAAGGAATTACAGTTGGTTCAGATACTATTGCTGCTGGCAGCGTAGATAGAATTATTTCAGAAAGTTTTAAAGTAGGTAAAGTAAGAGTTACAAGAAATGGCGGAGTAGTTCCACATGGTTTATCTGAAGGTGGATTCCATATTGCTCCATTAAAAGCTGACATTACTTTAGCTAATACTCCATCAGTAAATAAATTAACTGAAGGTACAATCGTTTATCAAGACAGCTCAAACAGAACAACACAAGCAACTGTAGAAGCAAATGCTTCTTGGTACGGAGTAGTATTACACGCAAATACAAGTAATATTCTAGTAAAAACTTCAGTAGGAACATTCAATGCTGGCTCTGATTTAAGAATTTTAGGATATGATTTAGCAACTGCTTCAGTAGGAAATGCTGACTTAACTTCTATCTCAGTTAAAGACGATTCAGTCGCACACATGATTGAATTCAATAACGAATCAACAAATGGCCATGCAGTAAATGTTATTACAACTACAGCCTTATCAGCAATCAATGAATTACAAGATGATATAGGTACAGTAGAAAATCTAACAACATCAGCTGGTGATTTAACATTAGCAATTAACGAACACGAAAGCGATATTGGTAACATGTCACTCACAGGATTGACTGCTACTAATTTATCGGCCGCGGCAAGAGAATTAAGAACAGAACTTGGTGATGTCACAACTATTAATAATGCAACTGGTTATTCAGCCAGTGATGCATCAGCTGGTATCTTAGAAATTCAAGGAGATATTGGAAACGTTGACTCTTTAACACCAACAGCTGGTACAATCGTTGGAGCACTAAATGAAATCGAAGCAGTCTTCGATGCTTCACAAAATGAGATTAGTGCTGGTTCAAATGCATTTAATATTACATCTGGTGTATTTACAATTAACTCATCTGGCGATATTATATTAGATGCTGATGATGCTGATGTATTATTAAAAGATAATGGAACAACTTATGGTTCATTAACAAATTCATCGGATAATTTACTTATTAAATCTGGTTCTACTACAATGCTTACAGGTAATGGTGCTAATGCAACATTTGCTAATAATGTAAACGTCATAAATGATTTAGATGTTGATAGTAATTTAAATGTAGATGGAACAGCAGTTATAGATTCAACATTAGATGTTGGAGCTTTATCTACATTACACAGTCTAACAGTAACTAACGGAGCACAATTAAATGGTGGCTTTACAGTAGATACAAATAAATTTACTGTAGCTAATGGAACTGGTGATACATTAATTGCTGGTACATTAAATGTTGATGGTGCAGTAGATATAGATTCTACAATCGATGTATTAAATGGTGCTACATTACGAAGTACATTAGATGTAAGTGGAGCCACAGGAATTGATGGTGACTTTGATATTAATACTAATAAATTCACA